GATTATGATTGAAAAGCAGCGCTAAATTAAAACACATTATTAGAAATGGCACATGCTAGACAAAATCTAACTCGGTATCATTATAATGAGCATGACTTGACAAATGAGATATATAAAAAGTTAATTACAACTGACAATATTAAAGACTATCTCCTACAGTATCAAGAACTTTTAGATACAGATCCAGAAGAATTTGCACAGCAACCACATGCTGTAAATATAGTACAGTATAGACCAGGAAGTATACATAAGATAATAACAGAAAATAAGAAAAAATGTATTATGAGGTTAATAAGGCGATCAGATGATGTATATTCTGACATTCAGATTGCACCAAATCATATATATCAGTATAATACGTTTCTTAGTCAACCACGTACACGTAAAGAATTACGTGATGTAGCACGTATAATGGCAATCCAACTTACTAGTCAACCTAATAGACTTGAAGATTTATGGAATATTATTACTAGTACGGATGATGAGATTAATGATTTTATTAGAAGCTGGCCTGAAAACCAAGTAGAACAAATAGCTGGACGTAGGAAAACACGTAAACATAAAACACGTAAACATAAAACATGTAAACACTAAAAGCCTAACAAACTACACAACATTCCTTCACACTTGAGTCAAGTTGTGATAATTTCTCTTCAACAATAATTTGTTTCTCTTGAACAATCACATCCATTTTTTGATGAACATCTTTTACAATCTTATCTACTTTTTCATTAACAGTATCATTTATCTTGGCAGTAACATCACCCATCTTTGAGTGCATATTACCGACAAGTTGATCTACACGTGTAGTGACTTGATCTACAATATTCTGAATGATTTCATCTACTTTCTTTTCAATCATGTCAGGAATGGCTTCCATTTTATCATGAATAGAATCTGTTACAGCTTTAATATTATCTTCAACGATTTTTTCAAGATTTTGATTCATATTTTCAATTTTTGAAGTAATCTTTTCTAGCATGGAATCTACTGATTTTTTAGGTTCTACAGATTCTACAGATTCTACAGGTTCTATAGGTTCTTCAGATTCTATAACAGACTCAACTATCTCTATCACAGGTTCTTCATCTACCATAGGTTCTTCAACTGGTTCTACTACAGGTTCATCTACATCAACCGCGTCAACAAATACCTCAGCTTCAGACATCTATTATACTTCTTTTTTTTTAATTCCAAGAAGTGTAGATCCCCATTCATACGTATCTTTAATCTTTTTCTCATTACACGCGGTACGATATCCACGAAAATCAAAAAGTTTACCCTTGAAGAGTTCATCTGCATTTGCATACGGACTAGTAGCATTCGCCCAATTAGACTTTCCAATGTAATTTGTATTTGTATAGTTCGTCTGAGGCAAGAAAGCATTTTCCTCCGTATGGACTAGTTTTCCATTTGCATAAATCTTTAATCCAGAAGAAAACGCAGCATTATTGGTAGTCGTTATCATGATATGTGTCCATTTTCTCAAAGGAAATACATTCTTAACTTGAATATGGAGTTTACGCATTTTGCCTTCAAAGATTTCATATAACAGATCGGCAGTAACTGCATCATGTTTTTTTGCAGATTTTGAATCAAGAGGAGGCATGATACGACCAAAAAGATCAGGACCAGGACAATCATACGTCTCAATGTTATCACGAGAAGTGGCAAATGCTACTTGAGGACTCACTTCTTGCACACCTTGTGATCCCGAAGGAGCGTCTGGAATAGTCTTCAAAGATTCATCCACACAAGATTTACCAGGCTCATCTTGTTGTGTTCCTTGATTACCACGACCAATAATTCCTACAAATACATTATCAGCATTAGAACCATTGCCAAAGTCAAAAAATTTAGCATTATTTGTAAATTCCTCAAAATAAACCCAGAAGCAAGTAGCACGCAAGTAACGCAACTGGACAACATCACCAAATTCCATACTAGGATTATCACCTAGACGTAAGAATTGATCCACTCCATTAAATTCCAAACCATTCGTTGTTTCAGCAGGAACTTCATCTATTTCAATACCACCTGCTACTGACGTTGTCAAGTTCTTCGCATAATCCAACATATCATCTTTGAATCGTAACCAGAATACAATACCATCATAGAAAGTCAACAGAGTCTGAATAGCTGGAGGAGGAGATGGATCCACAACAATATCTTTAAAAGAGGTATCACCCACTGGATTACACATTGCTTGAAATCTATCACCAATCTTCAAAATACGACAGTATCCATTATTCATATAATCATCACGACTCAATTCAAACCCATCTGCAACAGAACGTGTTCTGTATTTCACAGAAGACAATCCTTCTGTGCCACCTAATGCACATGCAAAAAACATATCATCTTTCTTGCCACTTGGTGGAACAACCATCCTGCAAAAATCATGATCTTGACCGATACGTTGTACATCTGTATATCCTGCAAAATAACGAATATCACGAATGTATCCATCTGGTTCTCCCGTAGGATCCAGACTCACATCACCACGTCGTGGCATCCATTTCTGCCAGAAAGAACTGTTACCTACGGATACTAAAGTACTAAATCCTTCACTTCCTGGTTGTTTTAACCATACTTCATACGTAACAACTCCAAGAAGGAGAACAATCGCTATCCAAAGCAGCATGCTATTTGATAGAAATAGTATTTAATGTATGGATACAACATGATTTTATTCATACATTAATAATATATAGGAAAACTAGAATGTTTAAAGCAATAGGTGGAAAACTAATAGATACAGGAGGCTATAGTTGTGTATTTCATCCAGCTCTACAATGTAAGACAGACAGTAAAAAAATACAGGGGCGTACCATCAGTAAGCTTATGCAAAAAGATTATGCAGAGATTGAATGGCATATTTCAGAACGAGTTAGAAAGATTTCACTATGGAAACATTATTTTTCTGTATCGGAACGTATATGTGAGCTAAATAGTATACAAACGGATAAAGATATTACAACAAAATGTGATCTTGTACGTAAACATCCAATACATAATTTACGACTTTTACAAATGGCGTATATAGGTAAATCAATCTCTAGCTATTCATTTCCATCTACATTTAATATGATGCATTTTGTTATACATATATTAGAAGCAGGCGCATTATTACTTGTAAATAATATTATTCATTTTGATATACATGATGGAAATATACTAATTAACAATCATAGTGTTCCTAAACTAATTGACTTCAATTTATCATTCATTGTACACGAAGTAACTAAATCTGATATATTTCATGATTATACATCAAACATACACTTACCTCAACTTACTCCTGATTACATGGCAATACTAGCAATACTTCATAATATTCCAATGGATAGAATTATATATAATGGAGTACATAGTAAACATCTAAAATGCATGATGTCTGTATTAGGTATATCACAGCATAAAGTAATAATGGATCTAACAAAAATAACTCAGTCTGCAAATGGAGATCTTATGAATTGGTTTAATCGTTGCTGGACAAAAATAGATAGTTGGGCAATTGCGATGTATCTGATAGATATGATTAGAAGATATAGTTTTGTGCAACAAATAGGATCTGTATTTAAAACACATCCTATATTGAAAAAAGTATTATCTCATTTATGTGCAATTGATCCAAATGAGCGCTGGGATTGTATGCGGGCATTATCTATTTTACATCCAAATAGTATAATAATTAAACGGTATGGTGCTGAATGGTTAAAGGATCATCCTATCTCATCGTCTTAGCCTCGTCTTAGCCTTGCCTTTTTTGTAGGAATACACATATATCCACAGAATCGGTTATAATTCAAATTACTAGATTTATTATCTCGCGATGCTAGCGCTGGATCATAAATTGGACGTTTTGTTGTATCTAATCGTGTTACTTTTGTAGCACCAGGTTTATGTGACCAGTACCCATCTGCATCTTGACGATAAAAGTGATAATCTTGATCAGGATCAGCTACTACTGCAATTTTACGCTTTTTACCCTTGCATGTTTTTTTAAATGTTGTCAAATGAGATCCACGAACATCTCCCATAATCCGTGCAAGAACATCAGGGCACCGCTTTCCCTTTACTTTAGACCATTCTGGATAACCGCTTGCGCGACCGGGTTGCGGATAGGATACAGGACATGATTGTTTTGTACAGGATTTTGGTAATCGTCTGTAATCAAATGCATATGCATAACAATTCAACGATTCTTGTACACCTGGATATTTATTGTATCTCCATGGTTCATATGGGGTTGTATATTTACTTGGTCGTGATTTACGTGTACATTGTAGATGTTCTCTGCAAAATGGTTTTCTTGCTAGTGGTTGATTTTTACAATTTGGATCACATTGGCATCGTGGTTTTGCCATCTAAGATCATTAGATATTATTCAGGAATATCAATTGATACTTTATCTGTATACGCTGCTGCATATTCTTCTAGTTTAGAAATACCCATTACTGCACCTGATCCAGCGGCAGATGCAATAGTAGATGCAATTTTAGAAGGAACATTAAGAGATGACAGAATAGAAGAAACTGCATTAGATGTTTCACCTTTTACATCTAGCGAATTTATTACAGTATTCATGAGTTTTTCAGCAGAGTCATTGCCTCTTCCAGTAGAGTCAGAGCCTCTTCCAGTTATATCATCATTCTGTTTAATAATAGATTGAACAGCTTCTCTGACAGGTTCAGGTACAATAGATGCAAGAGATGTAATAGGTTGAGTAAGTGAAGGTGGATATAAATCATTCGTTTTTGCATTGGATTTTGGATCATTTGCATTGGAATCATTTGATTTATAAAATTCTTCTTCCACTTGTTTCATTTTAATCTTCTCAATTTGATGGGTAAAATACAAGAACTGATTGGCATGGGTAGGAGTAGTATTATTTAAATTACCTGAATAACGCCCTGTTAATCCTAGAAACTGCCATCCTTCAGATCGTAATCTCTCCATAGTTGTGGTTAAAAAGTAGTACTTCTTATCAATCTTGAATAATGTTAAAATGCCGTTAAAAATCGTGACAAGAAGTGATACAACAAATGTAATAATATAGACAGGAATACTGTATCCATTGATAGAAAATGAAACATTTGAGTTCTGAATAGAGAGAAGAGCAGGGACAAATAAAGATCCAACTGTAATAATAAAATGTCCAGTATGAAATACAAGAGAGTATTTACGTACTCGCTTTTTCATATTCTTCAGAATATTAATATAACGCGACTGAATATGCTGTTTTTGAATAGAAGGAAGTTCAATACCATCTAATACTGTTTCAATATCACTGCGATCTGTATAGAATTTATAACAGAGTTTATCCATGGTATGATTGCAACATATTGTATTACAACATGGTTCTTTTACATCACTATTCGTAGTAACTGCATTAGGTGCATTAGGTGCATTAGGTGCATTAGGTGCATTAGCCGCATTAACAGCATTAATAGTATTTGCTGTATTAAGATCTTGATTCATTCTACTTAATATATCTTAATAAGTAGAATGGAGATTGCAAAAGATCTACGAGACATCACAAAAAAAGATGCAATAGAATCTTATCAGGAATTGAAACAGAATCCTAAGACAGAACCTGATTTTAGCAGAGTAGGATTAAAAGCGCTAGATTTCTTCTTTCTGCATCACAGAATCAAAGCAAAAACAAAAGGAATTTCTTTCTATGAGGCAATCAAAGATAAAACAGAACGAGCTCATTTGAATAAGCTTGTTATAAAATACAAAAAGAAAACAATCAAAAACTACAATTCAACTGGATTACTAAAGGCACAGTATCAAGTCTTTCAGCTTTATTGGGGATCTATTAATCAATTTCGTCCGACAATTGCTCAGTGGATTTATAGTGTGCTAAAACCAAAAGCTATTCTTGATTTTAGCGCGGGTTGGGGAGGACGCTGTTTGGCTGCCATGAGCATGGGAATACCGTATATTGGAATAGATGCAAATGTGAAATTAGAAACATCTTACAAA